TAGCTGGAATATAGACGGTTATAGTGTACAAGAAAGTGATAGTGAATGCCTCTGAAGGGCTTAAAGCAGTTCAATGATTGTTACTATTAACGAACTGTTAAAGTCCTTCAGATGCTCTTCAGACATCATCTAACAAAAGGAATGACATGAATTCATCTCAGAACAATATACATGAAGCCCTAAAAATACTTCAAGATATTTACAAAAATTACTCAGATTTTCCAAAAGGATTTAAAAAATCAATACGTAAAAAAATTATTAAAGATTTAGAAGCATATATTAAAAGAGAAGTTAAACAAATCAAAAGGATTAATCGTAATGAACAAAAAATGCATAAAGCTAAAGCTCACAGAAAAAGAAGCATATAAATTGATGGAGTTCATTAAGCCAGGAGCTGGTAAAACTAACTCAGTTCAAATTATAGAAGTTTTTTCTAAAATATGTAGAAAGTTAGGGTACGGCCTAAAGGATAAGAATGAAAATAATTTTTGAAGGATTAGACAGAGTTGGCAAGAGCTCTTTAACTGAAAAAATAAAACTGGATTTTAAAAGAGGATTTATCACTACACATTCTAGTTTTACTAAAGGTACTGACAAATACTGGCCTAACATGGCTAAGGAAGAGTATTCTAATCTATTTGAATTGTTTAATTCTAATATAAATGTTATATGTGATAGATGTCATGGTGGCGAAACGGTTTATGGTGAAATATATAGAGGATATTCTGGTGATTATGTATATGAACTAGAAAGCAAATATAATCTTGATAAAATAGATGATCTATATCTAATAGTACTCATAGATAATGCAAATAATGTTATTCGTAGAGATGATGGAGAATCATTTACTACAAAAATAAGTAAGAAAAATATAGAAATAGAAAAATTTAAAATATTTTACAATAGAAGTATAATAAAAAATAAAGTACTAATTAATATTAATAATAAGAGTATTAGCAAAGTACATAAAATTATTAAAAAGGAGTTGAATTGGATTTAATACCCAGAGTTGCGGATGTTAGGAAAGCAATAAAAAGAAAATATAATAATAAAGATTTTATTATAGATAAATCTGGCGTGAAGATGATAGAACTTTTAGGTACATCATTTATAGCTGATGAAGATTATATTATTAGAGAACCTAATTTTGATTATACTGAAAGAGAGATACGTTGGTATGAAAGTAAATCATTAAATGTATATGATATACCTGGTAAAGTTCCAGAAATATGGAAGCAAGTATCTGATAAAGATGGAAATATAAACTCTAACTATGGATACTTAGTCCATTCTGATGAAAATGGAAATCAATTTTTGAATTGTATAAGAGAATTAAAAAAGAATCCAAATTCACGTAGAGCTATAATGATATATAACAGGCCATCTATGCATGTTGATTATAATAAAGATGGCATGTCAGATTTTATTTGTACTATGTTTAATTCATTCTATATTCGTAATAATAGATTATATTCAATATATTCAATGCGAAGCAACGATTCAGTATTTGGTTATTGTAATGATAAAATTTGGGCATCATATATATTTGAAAAAGTATATAGAGTACTAAAAGAAACATATAGATATATGGCAAGCAGCATCATTACATGTTTATGAAAGACATTTTAAATTCATAGAAAAGTTATAAATGAAATATCTCCAAGCTAAATATATACGAATGATGAACTTACCTTTAATTAATCAGACAGGTGAGAATTGGAATTTTAGGTGTGTAGTCTGTGGAGATAGTAAAAAGAACCCATATAAAAAACGTGGTTGGTTTAAATGGTACAGAGATTCAAATCACTTTAACTATTATTGTTTTAATTGTAATGCATCAATGGGATTTGACAAATTCATTAAAGAATATTATCCTGATTTACATGCAATGTATACAATAGAAAAGAAAGATCAAACATTATCAACATTTACCCAGCCCACTATAAATAATGAACTGTACAGGCCTGTACTAGTAAGTTCTGTTATAGAAAAAGGTGCTGAACCTCTCGATGAATGTAAAGAAGCATTAGATTATGTCCAGTCTAGAAATACTCCGTATGCTATTTATACTAAATGGTATTATATCAGAAAGTATAATAAGATAGAAGTACTTATACCATTTTATAAAGGCGATAAAATATATGGGTATCAAAAAAGAAATATAAAAGAGAAAACGTTCTATATTGAATTGCCAGAAGAAAATATAAAAATATGGAATTGGTATAATATAGTATCTTTATATCCAGTATATTTTACAGAGTCAGTATTCGATTCTGCAGTATTCTATAATTTAGATTCTATAAATAATAATCCAGTACAGAGTATCGCTTTAATAGGTAAAAGTATTAATTCAAAAATTATAAATGCAATATATAATCTTAAAGATAGAATTACATTTTGTTTTGATAATGATATACCTGGTAAAGCTTCAGTAAAGAAATATTCTAAGATTTTTCCTTATGCTAAATTTTTGTACTGGGATGAGAAAATCAAATGTAAAGACTTAAATGAATTATATAACAAAGGAGGTAAAGAGAACTTCAAAAAATATATAGAGAATTATACATTAAGTTATTCTGATTGGCAAATAAAAGAGACAAAAAAGAATTTAAATAAAATGTAAGAGGTTTTTAGAGAGTCACTTAACCGGGCTTGATGATTCAATACAATACAAATAAAAAAGGAATTAAACTATGGAAACAAGTTTAACATTAAATCCACTTATGGATAACTTCTTCGGAGCTATGCCTGGAGAAAATGGAGTTGCTGGGTATCCAGTCTATAACATATATTCAGAAGATGATATCAATTTTATTGAATTAGCTGTTACTGGATTTAGTAAAGATGAACTAGATATATATTATGAAGATAATCTTCTAGTCATAGAAGGTACTCTTCCTAAAGAAGAGCATGCAAATAGAAAATATTTTACTAAAAAATTCCCTATCAAGAATTTTAAAAGAAAATTTAAGGTAGACAGAAATTTAGAAATTCATTCAGTAAAATATGATTATGCTGTACTAACAATAGAACTTAGAAAAAAAGAAAAAGATATAAAATATTTCGAAATAGAATAACATGGCTAAAAAACGCAAGTCATACTTCAAGCAGGGGATTTATTCCCCTCTTCATCCTGAAAAATGGATACTCTCCGAACAATCACTACCATCAAACCAAGCTTTTAAAAATAAAATAGTATATCGTAGCTCATGGGAATACCATTTTTGCAGATACTGCGATAATAATTCTTCAATAATATCAGTATCATCTGAGCCTTTCGCTGTTGAATATTTTTATTCACTGGATAATAAAAAACATAGATACTATCCTGATTTTATAATTAAAGTGATAGATACTCAAAATAATATAGTAATTCATTTAATAGAAATAAAACCATATCAAGAAGTTAAAGATGCAATAAATGGTGTACAGCAGAGGGCTAATATGAAACCTGGTACTTTCAAAAAGAGAACATTCACCGCAATGAAAAATAACGCTAAATGGAAAGCAGCTAGAGCTTATTGTGAAAGTAAAGGAATAAAATTTACAATCATCACAGAAAAAGAGCTTGGTATATAGTTTAAATAGTATAAAACGATAAGGACACTAATATGGGAATATTAAAAAGGGTTTTTGAGAAAATTAATCCATTTCTTAATGATATATCAGTAGATGATTTATCAATAGAAAATCCTACGAATGTAGAAACAATAACGAATGAGCCTGAGGGTGACCTATCTATAATACTCAGGAACACTAGATATGGTAATACAGAATACTCAGAAAGAAAATTGAACTATATAGAATATATGAGAGAATATCATAAGATTGCTGCCAGTTCTTATGGTGAACAATCTATTAATGAAATAGTTAATGAAATGTACTCCCCTATATCTGGTAATGTAATTAAAATAGATGTACAAAATATAGAGTTATCTAAAGCAATAAAAAATAAAATAATTGAAGCTTCCAATGAAGTATTTAAGTTACTAGATTTTAAAAATAATGGAACTGAAATATTAAAGAAATGGTATACTAATGGTATAATTATACTAGAAGCTATATATAAAAAAGATAACACTAAAACTGGCATAGAAAAAATAGCCATATTAAAATCAAATGAATTACAAGTAAAAAAAGATAGTGATGGAAAACTGATATATAAATTTAATAATATAGATACTCAATCATTTTTTATTGATGCTAAAGATAATACACCATATAATAAAGAACAGTTAGTAGTACTTACATCAGGATTAAAGGATTACTATGGTAGAAATATTGGGTTCCTACATTCTGCTATTAAACCATACAATCAAACATCAATGATAGAGGATCTATTAGTACTCTATAGATTGTCCAGAGGATCTGAAAAAAGAGTCTTTAAAGTAAACGTTGGTAAAATGTCCTCTATTAAGGCTGCTAATTATATGACTCAGTTAATTAACAAATTCAGTCATAAGAAGCAATATAATCCAGCAGACGGAAGTGTTACTAATGATAGTCATTTAATGAGTTTATCTGATGATTATTGGTTACCTACTAAAAACTCTACTAAAGATATTGAAATAGACACACTTCAAGGCGGTGCGCAGCTTGGTGAAATAACTGACCTAGAATATTTTAGAGATAAATTATATGATGGTCTTAAAGTACCAAAATCAAGATTTCAAGAAGGTGCACAATCAGACTTTACTGCTACAGAAGTTGAAAGAGATGAAGCACGGTTCTTAAAATATATAGTATCATTAAGAAACAAATTTAATTATGTATTTATAGAATTAATAAGAAGACATATAGTAGCTAAGGGTATAATGTCAGATGATGATTTCTTAAAGATAAAAGATAATATATCAATCATATGGCCGAGCGACAATAGTTACATAGAAGGTAAACAATTATCAAATACGGCAAAAAGAATAGATTTACTTAATGATATGAAAGATTATGTAGGTACATATTTTAGTAATAAATATATACAGAATAAAGTCCTAAATTTTACAGATGGAGAGATACAGGATATGAATGACGAGATTGATGAAGAGAAAAAATCTAAACGTTATGAAACTAATGATGGATATTAAATTTTAAATAGAATAAAAAGTAAGGAATAATAATGGCAACACTTTCACAAATGAAAAGTAAGATACAAGGAGTATCAAGACTTAATAGATTTAAGGTAACTTTACCAACACCGGTTGGTATTCTTGATGAAGTTTATATTAAAGCTGCTGGGTTACCTGGTAGAACAGTAAATGTAACTGAATTAAAGACAAAGGGTGCTACTCTAAAAATTGGAGCTGATCCTCTATATAATGATTGGACTATAACAGTATATGCTGAGAACTATGACACATATAAAACATTCTTTAAATGGATGGATTTAGTAGCACAATTCAAAACTAATTCTAGAGGTTTACCTACTGACTATAAAATTGATGGTGTTAAAGTAGAGCAATTAGGATTAGATAATTCTGTTGTTGTTACTGCTACATTAGATGGTATTTGGCCTAATAATCTAGCTGATATTAGTTTTGATAATGAAGGTGATGGTATCGTTACATTTGATGTTACATTGTCTTTAGACAGTATATCTATAAGTGCATAATAAGATATAGTATTGAGTATTTTTGAAGTGAAATCCAGACTTGGTGGGTTTCAAAAATCTAACAAGTATTTTACTATGATACTTGCAAAGAATAATTTTATTAATTTGCCAATTGACCCTATAGCAGTAACAGCTGTGGGAATGCCTGGTAGAGCTCTTGGTGAAACTCAGATAATGGATTTTGGTATACCATATACAATAGCTGGTGACCTTACATATAATGACTGGACATGTACAATACGTACATGGAATTATGTTGATTACAGGCAAATGAAATATTGGTTTGATATTATACATAATGAATCAACTAAAAAAAGAGCTCAACCTAAAGAATATAAAACAGTATGTACAGTGTCACAATTAAACCAACACAATGTACCAATATATACTAGTATAATAAAAGGTGTATATCCTAAATCTATTAGTGATATATCTATGGCAGATGATAATGATGCTATTGTTACTTTTGATGTCACGTTTAACGTCGATGGTATCAATTCAATATAAAGGAAATAAATGAGTTTACAGAGTATAGTTGGGGGAATGATTAACGGAACTTCTTCAGTGCACCAATTATTGAATGATGTACAATTAGCTAATAGATTTACCGTAACAATAAATAAATCTAATATATTCAATAATGCAAGGTCATCAACTGTACATGTGAAATCTATTAATTTTCCAAATTCTACATCTGCTATAAAAGAAAGAAATGTTAATGGTATAGTGCAAAAAATATCTGGATTACGAACTATAGATACAATAAATCTTACAATGTATGATGCTGAAGGTGGAAGAATTAGACAATTATTTGATAAATGGCAAACAGAGATTTATGATATCAGAACAGGTAAAGCTGGTTATTATAATGACTATATAGGCAGTATCACATTAAATATATATGGTTATAATTTTAATATAGCTAGAACAGTACTTTTCAATGAAGCTTGGCCATCAAATGTGGGTGATATATCATATTCTAGGGACTCATCAAATACTTTAATAGAGTTCCCAGTATCATTCGCATTTAAAAATTACAGTATAAATTAAAAGGAGAAACAATGAATAACATGTTACCAGTAGGTAATTCAAATACAGTAACTAAAGATATAAAGATAGGTTCTAAAGAATTTATAATTAGACCTTGGTTAACTAGAGAAGAAAAGAATTTTTTGATTGAAAAATCATTATTAGAAAAGAAGAACAAAAAACCAAATGTTAACGATATATATAAACTTTTGATAAAAACATTAGTACAACCATGTGTTATAGATGGTGAATATAAAAACTTGTCATTTGATGAATTAAGGTATCTAATAGTACAGATTAAAAAGATTTCAAGTGGTGAAGTAGTAGAAAATATAATTGTAAAGTGTCCGTCATGCAATACTCCTTTAGATGTAAATGTTAATTTAGATGGTGTAGAATATAAGTCATTTGATAGTACAGTGAAAAAAATAAATAATGATTTAAAAATAAAGTTCAAACAAATACCATTTAATATTATTAAAGAAGAGGAAGATGAGTTATTTTATATTTATGAATCTATTGATGAGATTATATTAAAAGATAAAATATATAAAGGATTCAGTAAAGAGAATTGGGATCAGTTCATGGATGAAATGTCAATAAATGATACAAAGAAAATAGGGAAGGTACTATCAGAATGTTTTAGCGATTTCAAAATACCTGCAGAAGTATCATGTATAAAAGAAGATTGTGAACATTCTCATACTAAGAATAACCCTATTAAATTAGACTTAAGCGATAAAGAAAATTTTTATATGCCATAGTATTAGGTATTGATTTAGGTGAGTTGTATCGCTTTTATCATTTACTAAAATACTATGGCAAATATTCAATACACGAAGTTGATGAAATGTACCCATTTGAAAGAGATATATATTGGGATTTATTGATTAGTACTAAAAACAAAAACAAGGAAGGATAGCCAGTGGAAGTAAAGCCTTTAACGTCTGTATTACCAGTACTGCCTGTTACAGACAAAAATAAAGACAAAGAAAACAAAATGAAAGAGAAATCTGTAGAATTACAACAGAAGTCTCATAACAGCCTTAAAAATATCAAAAAGATAAATGTTAAGGGCTTTTCTTCAATATCTAAATCAATGAGTGCTGTAGCTATTATGATTTCTAAATCAGTAGATAATTTAACAAAATCTGGAAATAAGAATTCTGAAGATGCCATTAAATTAACTAAAAAGATAGCTGAAGATAAAAAAGCTTCAGCATTCGATAATAATAATGATACAACTAAAGATGTAAAGGGGAAGGATGTAAAAAGTAAAGATATAAAAGGTAAAGGTAAAAGTAAAATTAAGGGCATTGCAGGTTTTTTATTGAAAATACCTATGATGTTATTCTCCGCTATTTCGTCTGCTGTACCATTATTAAAGAAAATATCTTTTAGGGCTATTAAAAAATTTGGATTTGCTTTCCTTAAAAAATTCTTTTTGGGGTTCATGGCATTTGATTTTATTGGTACTATATTTAATCCTGGGAAGGTTAGTAAAATAACTGGTAAAGCCTCTAATACTTGGAGAGATAGAATAGAAGCTGGATTAGCAGAACTTATTAATATGATGACATTTGGCTTATTTGGTAATTCTAAAGATTTATATAAAACTATTGATAAGTTACCAGAAATGGTAACAAAATGGGTAAAGCAACTGTTTACGGGTGTTGGTGATAATAAAGTAATAAATAATATTAGAGAAAGTATATCAGATGCTTTCGTTGGTATTGAGAATATGATAGCTACATTTACTGGATTTGATTTTGAAACAGTAGACAAAAATTTTACTCTTGCTTTTAATATTTTAAAAGATTTTGCTATAAAAATATGGGATATAATATCAGATGTTGGTAAATCTATATGGAAATACATAAAAGACGGATTTAACTTAATGAAAAAGTTAGTTCACGATGTATTTGCATCTTTTGG